AAGCTTATTGTTTTCTAGGATTCTCTTTTGCTCTTCTGCTTGCTGCTGAATACGATACACCGAGCGTTCATGTTCTGCCTTTTTATCTGCTTCGGCAAGTTTTTCAGCTTCTTTTTGTTGTTCTTTGGACGCAACGCCAAGACTTTCCAATCTCTTTATTTCTGCTTCAATTGCTTTTATTTTTTGGTTTTTAGCGACAATCTCCGCCTCTGTTGTTTCCGGCATTTGTTTTGCCAGATCAAGCAATTCCTTCTGTATATCTATCAGTGATTTAGTTTTTTGAACATCTTCGCCAGTTTCTGATGACGATATAGGCTCTATTTTGGATGAAAATGATATATGTTCTAGTTCTTTATCAATATCCTTTGCATTTTTAATGAATATATCTTTTGTCTCTTTGGCGAATTGAGCATTATTTTGCAATGATTTGAGAATAAATTTATTATATGCCTCTAGCGCTTGTCCTGGCTTTAGGGTAAACAGGTTTCTTCCAATATCAGCAATTGCCTCAAATCCATCTAAAGTGGTTTTAACGCCTGCCTTTATAAAAGCAAAGAGAATTTCAAATTGCGTCAACATGGAAGCAATAATTCTTCTTAAATCCTGAGATGAATTATACCAGTCAATGAATTTGTTTATTATTTCTTCTATCCTGTTTACAACAGTAGGCAGATAACGGTCTGCGATATTAGAAATGCCTTCGTAAAGAGATCCTCTGAATTCACTCCATAGGTTTTGTATTCCCAGCAGTGCATCTCCCACTCTAAGCTGTGAATTTATTCTTTTTGCGTTTGCCTGTTGTTCTTTTTCGGCTGCTGTAAGAGCTGTATCTCCCTGCGCTGCAAGCTTTTCGTTGACAATATCAATGATGGCTGTCGTTAAATCGCCTGTTTCCTTCGTTCTTCGTCTTATTTCATCTTGTTTTATCTGTAAATTATCAAGTATTACGACCGATTTTCTACCGATACCGTTAATTATTGAATTTACCAGATAATCTACACTTTCTCCTGTTTGTTGTGCCCTTTGCTGTGCAAATCTCAATAAGTTCCCTAAATCTTTTAATGGAATTTCAAAATTCTTTGCCCTAACAGCCAATTGCATTAATTCTAAATCGTTTACCGTTCCCTTTGTTGCCTCTCTCAATCTATTAAGTAAACCGGGTTCATTCAGTTGGTCGAATGCTGCTTTTACACCTTGAGCCTTGCTCGCTAAATCTATACTTTCGGAGACAAACTCTCTTACTGTGTTTATTAATTCTTTAACCTTACCTATGACTGAATCTATTATCCCGGATAATTGAATACCGCCTACAACAGAGCCGATAGAATCCCAAATACCCCCTTTACCCGATCCTGTCGATTTAGGTTGATTAAGCCTACCAATGAGATCGTTCACCCTCTCAATTTCAGTTCTGATACCCTCTCCTATATTGGAGCTCTTAAGAGTGTCACTCATTCGGGAATATATATCATTGAGCCTGCTTAGTCTTTGTTGCAGCCTATCGATGACCTTTATTGCACCTTCCTGATCTTTTACCTGATCCTTGTTTGCTTTATTTAAAAGGCGGCTTTGCTCTCTAAGGCTGGCTATCTCTCTGGCTTCCTTGCTTGTGGAATTTATAATCCTCTCATTCAGCCTATCGAGTTCTTTTTGATTCTTACTGAGGGTTACAGTCTCTTTATTTACTTTATCGAGTACTGTCGCACGTTCTTTCTCCGCTTCACTGAGTTTCTTTATCGAATTGGCGTTATTGAGGTTTTGGGTAAAAGTTGCCAGTTCTTTACTGTATTTGGCAAGATTATTGATACCATCTTCAACTAATTTGTTTAATGAAGCCCAGTTCTCTAAATCTTCTTTAGGTATAAAGTCACTATTTTTGAATTCTGCCATGATTTCTTAGGTTTGTATTGTTATATAATTTCAGGTAGGAAGCATATTGTGCCAATGTGATATTCATATTGATGTTGAACTTGAAATGATTGCTTAATATGGCTAATTGGTCGTTAAAAAAGGAAAAGACAGGTGTTTCACCTTCTTCTTTTTTATCATATTCTTTAAGCTCATTATTTAAATGAATCATCTTTCCTTTAATCTGTCCATCCAGCTTTTTTAAATACCTAATTTTATCAGTTTCATTCTTAATACTTCCTTTCACCCCTATTTTATTCAGATATCCCAATAGTTCATAATTGCCATGTTCGATAAGTATTCTTGATAGTTGCATTACCTGTATCTGGGATGAAAAGAGCAGTATTTTCTTTCTCGATTTAATAAAGTTTCTCGAACTCCCCGATAATTCGGCAAACTCAGCCAATAGATCGAACTTAGCAAGCTGCAAGGCTTCTTTAGGTGGTGCTCCTTCGATTATCAGTGCTTCGAGGTTATCATTACACACCAGTTCGACATATACCCACAAAGGGCATTTATTACAGTTGTCATACAGGGTATATAATCCTGATGATTGTGCCGGGACATCCTGCTTTTTCCCAGCATTCTTTTCTGTCGTATGTTTTCTTACCTTCATATCTGTATATCACATATGGTTTATTCTCTATTTTACTTTCTTTCTTTGCCATTTCAAGGACATTGTCAGTCCTCGCTTTAATGCATCCGCACCCCATTGTGTAAATGTTTTATGATTGCCTGCCTGACGTATTCGGTATAGAAGAACCTACCCGAAACAGGAGCCAAGCCGTATACTCTTCCTTTGTATTTCCTGTTGATATCATCGGCATCTATATAAGTCGATCCTATTGTATAGCTGCCTTTGCCTGTGGTAATGAAAAGATGATCCTGAAACAATCCTGTTACGATAAGATTCGGTGTATTCCTGTCTTTTGTCGGGAATAACGGCGTTGTGTTCCATATCAGGCTGTTATGCATATCCTCTAACGAATACTTATAGCGTGCATAGCTTTGTGCTGCTTCCTGAGACTTGAAATAAGGGTCTTGCAGATAATTTGGTGCTAATTTATTCCCATCAGCGTCACGTCCTGATAGTATCTGGTCTTTATTCAGTGAAATAATCACATCGCTATTCTCGGCAACAACCCTATCAACGACTTCGGGAATGGTCTTTATATTCTCTGAAAGCCGCCGGAATTGGTTTATCTTATCTTGTAACTGTTGTTTCATAATTAAAAAGGGTGTGAGTTAATCCCCACACCCCGATTTATCACTCTTTGGTTTCTTTTGGGCGATTATTAATTGCCTCCCACATCTCACCGGATACTTCTTCAACAAGATTCGGATCTAACTTAGTCGTTTTGAAATCCTCTTTTTGTTTCTTTAAAAATTCATCTTTCTTCTTGAAGCTCTTTATCCGTTCATCGCTTACTATAAACGAAAAGCCGTTTTTATCTATCCTCATGTGCCTATTTGTGTGAATTGGTTAATACCTTCTATTCCGTATATATCGCTTGCTGCCAATACAGAGGCATTGGCTACACGGTACGATCCCGCAGGGGTTATCGTTAGAATCTGATTCGTGGAATCATATACTACGTTTGTAGGGCTTGCGCCCGCATTATCTACGAAGTCTGTTGTAGTCCATTGCTCAGCGAAATTGCTTGTATAATCATCACCACCGCATGAACTGACTACTTTTGCCGTTCCGGATGTCGTGCCTGCATGAAGGAATACACCGACTAAGCCTTCAGGAATAGTATCGAGTTTGATTGCATTCAGATTCTTCAACTCATTTTCATAATTTGAAGTATAGTAAACACCTAAGTTGATTGCTCCTGCTGTTGTAAGGTCTGATGCTTTGGTTGTTATTGCCCAGATACGAGCATCAAATCCTGCAAAGTAATCCACACCGCCGCGCGTTACAACAGTACCGTAAATCATTCCCTGATTGTCTACTCTGAATACGCGGTAATTGTCACCGTTTGCCTGTGCTAGTTCTTTATACAGGCATAATCCGCCTTCTATCTGGAATAAGCTGCTTGCAGCGGATATTCCGACAGGTAATGTTGGACCCCATCCTACTTGTGATGTTGATATTTCACCACCTGCTACCGTATCATTTTGTACGCCTGTTATCGGCAACATGCGCATAATTCCGTTATCTGCCACCCATCCATCGATCCCTGCAAGAAATTCTTCGGAATTTAACGGATAAAGAGCATTCGGGTCTGTCAGTATAAGCGCATCGGTCAATCCTTCAGGCTTATCGCATTTTCCTCTGCCTGTTAGCGGCCGTGTTTGCCCGCAATCGGCTATTATTTGTCCTTTATACATTTTCGTTTGATTTAATTAGTTCTTCAATTTTTTTACAAGCTTCAAGAAAAGCATTTCCTGCAACGGTAGCTGCTTTAAGATTTGCCTCTAATTCTTTAGCATATTTGTTGAATGGGTCAAAGACTTCTTTGAATAGTATATCTTCCATATTTAAGAAATTAAATTGTTTTGTTCTTCTATTAATTGTATTTCACCATCACAAAGACGGTTTAAGTTCAATGCTAAACTATGTACCTCTATTGCATCTACATAATCTGAATAGCGACCTTTTATAAGTTCATCCTGATTGTTGCCTGTTGTATATACTTCATACATACGGTGAGTAATAAAATCGGAACTATACCCTGTCATGAAATAACCTGATCTACGTATTTGTTTGAAAAATTCTTCATAAATAGGTCTAAGCACAGGTATAAAAACATATTGTTCTCTTTCTTCAGTAGTCCATGAACTTAAAGTCCTTGCGACAAAGGCTAAATTATAAGTAAACAATGCGTTTTGACCGTTCATATACTGTTCTATCGGATGAAAATTGAATAATGCAGGAAACTTGTATTTATTTCCTTCACTGGTCTTGCTCAGTTCAAGAAGTGTGTTGGATATTTCATTGGGCGTACCCGGATAATGCCATAGTTTGAATTCATTTTCAGGAAAATATTGAAAATACACATTCAATCCGTTTAAAAATTTCTTGTCTTTTATTAAAGATTCTCTTGTTCTATAAACAATAGATCCTAAAACTTTTATGGGTGAAATCATAGATTATAAATATTTATCCTGTTAAACTTATAGCAACACATATGGTTATCCGAATAACCTTTATAAACATTCCAATTCTTCTTTAAAAAGCATCTGAACTCTTCTATCATGCAGCACATATCATTCCATGCCTTGACAAGTTTGTTTCGATCTTCAGCTATTTCTGTATAATCCTGCGTTCCTGCTTTTTCTCCATGTATAGCTGTTTGCGTACGGGCATCACGCCTGTACCAATAGTAAACATAGTTTGCAGCAGGAGAATAGCTGTAATCTCCTGTTATATACAAAGCATTTTTTAAATCGTTCCAAATGTCATTAGTGCCATCAGTAAGACCTTCGATAAAGTTTTCATACAAAGTATTTCCTAATAGTCTTTTAAGAAATTCCCTTTCATATTTATCTACAAACCAATTCAGGTTTTTCTCACTGACTGATTGCATGGCTTTGGATGAATGCCCCACCGCTTCATATTTTATATCTGCAAGCGGCAGGCTCAATTCTCCATTAAAATATGTGCTGTCGAGTATCATGCTTTTTGAGCAAATCCTTTGTTTATCAATATCGCTGCCTGATTACGGTGAACAGTTGCTTTTTCACCTTTAGAGTGAAATTGAGCTTTGTCCGTATAGACAATATCCACATCATCTCGCATCTTTACAGCATCACCTTCTTTTAATGCTACAATTTCTTTTTTTTCTGTATCTATTTTTGCCATTGTGATATATTTTAATAATTAATACTTAAGCCGTTTTCAAAGCCTCCTTTATATTTGCGAAATTCCCATGAACCCATGCACCTGCATTATTTGAAGGAATATATGACAAGAAGAATATTTCACCGAACACAGACATTCTGTTGTATCTTGCATCATCATTGATAAGGGCAGTACGAATCGTAGGATTTTCTTCTTCTATAAACCATGTATCGCTTTCACCGATATAAAATTCACCCGCCGGAACATCATTAGATGTGATTACATCCAAACCTAAAAGACCAAATTCTCCTCCATTTTGAATATAGGGAAGTATAAACATGCCATTAGGCGTTTGAGTCATAGCTAGCTGCCATTTCTGTGTAGGATTTAGAACTGTTGTGTCATAGCTGAAATTCAATAGCTCTCCTTGAAGGATCGTGGCTATTATTGCATCAAAATCAGTAGGATTGGCAATTGTACCATCCAATGGTGTACCTACATAATTGCTGGCATTGGTTACTAAAGTAGTTGTTAGCTTATTTTCATAATCACGCACCACTTTATCCCTGAAAAGCCTTTGGATAGCAGCCCAAGCACGCTTTCTCCATTTAATAACTTCTTCTGTTATCACAATAAATCCGGCAGCTTTTTGAGCATGGACTTGATTTTTAATTAATCCAAGTTCAACTTGAGGTTTTAATGTGTTTTCCTGAATGATAGCTATCTCACCATTTTCATCTCCTTCTTCCCAAAAGGTGAAAATTTCGGGCACTTCATCGACAATTGTCCTAGTTGCGATATCTCCTAAAAAACGTCTGTTCCTTCTTTTTAGATACAAATTAGGATCATTGCCTACGATCTCAGGTAAAAAAGAACCGGATGTGGTGGTTATTACATTTGATGTTGTAACAACCATATCATTGTCTGTCTCTGCAATTGCTTTGATTTCGAAGCCTACTTGCTTGTTTTTAACAGCAGTCTGAAAATCCTTGAAATTTTCATTAAATGCTTTTTCAAATCCTTTTAATTCGGGTCCGGCATAATTAGCTCTTTCTTTAAGCTTAGTTAATGCTTCACCTTGAGTTTTAAGTGAATCTTTTAATGTTTTCAAAGTATCCTCTTTAAATCCCATTGTTTCAAACTTATCACCGATTGATTTAATAAGCTCATCCTCTGTTTTCTGTCCTTTGGCGAAATCTGTGAAATTTTCAGCCATCCAGCCTGTTAATGACGTCATGAGCTTTTGTTCGTTATCCGAAAGCTGCACATCATCAGGCAATTCAAACTTTTTTACTTTTACATTCATCTTTTTAATTTTTAATTTTACTACCTAGTGTTTCAAATAAACCTTTTGTGAGTGGTGCAACCGGCTCACTATTGTTATTTTGAGTGTCTTCTGACGGCTCAAATTTTATTTCCCTTGTCGGTGTAGCCCAGTTCGATCCAAGCGGAACAGCCGAACCTTCTATTAGTTTGGCTTCGGTTACTGCCCAGAAATACCCCAAATCGTTAGCATCTGATTTATTGGCTATCATTTTTATATATTTATCCCACACTTCTTTTTCTTCTTTATATTCCGTTTCTTCTGAATTTATTGCGAGGAATAGCTGGATATAACGCATGCCTACCGAATGATTTTTAACCCATCCGTTTGCATATTGATTGAACATAAATTCGTTTCTTTTCCTGTCTATCTCTGCATTGAAAATAAGTGCTTCGGTTTCTCCTTTGAAGTGGAATCCCAAATCATCCCAACTCATTACTTTCGATGTAGCTTTAACCTTATCGGACACAATGCTGTCGAAAGACATTTTATGTTCCTGTAACAAATAGAGGTTTCTCTGCTCTTTAATAGATTTATTCCATAAGCCGTTTATATGCACATCGCTATGAGAATCAAGAATGTTTGTAGTGTTTATCACCAACTGAGCCTTTAAAGTATCTTTTCTTAAAAGTTCTTCAGTTGACAATGATTTATTAGAATTGATCTTATCGTGATAATAAGATACAGAAGCGTGTAAGGCGTCTGCTTTTTTAACCTCATATTTTTTTTCAGCAATTAATGCAGATTTATTTGCATGAAGAAAATCATACAATTCGTCTTTGCTTGTATATTTCGTAAAATCGGTCATTTCTTTACTGTTTTTTGTTTCTTCAAAATATCTTCTCTCTTTTTCCTGATATTTTCAAGCTCCTTTTTATCTATCAACTTTTTAGCTTTCATTTGCGTCAGGTTTATATATTTGTTCATCAAATCCCATATTTAAGCGGTACTCCGCTTTGCTTATAATACCTTTATCGAAAAGCAATCCGTATGCTTCAGCAAATTTCTTTTTAGTCTCTGCCTTGTCTGATTCAGATTCCTTTAGTACTTCAATATCCGAGAAGTCCGCAGAAATGAAATCATTTTGTAATTGAAAGAATTCTGTTAGTTTTTCACCGTATAGTGTTGATATCGGTATAATAGCATCCTGATAATGCCATTTCTTTGCCTCTTTTTTATTGGCATATGTCACACCTTTTGTATTGCCTAATAGCTCATAAGGATAATAGAAAGCATCTGCTATCTGTTTTATATTTTCTTCAAGCCCTTCAAACAACATCAGGTCTTTGACATTGTAGGACATTTGTTGCCATTGCAAAGCAGCATCAGTAATGATAACCTTACCCTGCCTGTCTTTTAGACCGTATTTAAAGAATTCCTCTTGTATTCTTCTTTGTTCTTCAGGTGTAACCGGGATTGAACCGATAGAATCTTTTCCCACATTCGATAAAATACCCTGCGCTCCTCTATCCCTATTCAATGCATAAATAGCTTCATAAGCCTGAATTATATTCTTAATGGGATATTCCAAACCGATAAGTCTCGATTTACCTTTAATGTCAGTCGGGCAAAAATTAAGATTCTGGAATGTGTCTTTTATGTGCAGCAGATGATCTGCATTCAACTCAGTTCTGTGTGTTCCTATATTTAAGTAATACTTTTTGACAATATCATTGATATCACTCTGAAAATATAATTTATTGCTTAGCTGAATATCAATATATGAAGGTTTAATCACCCAGAGTGCTGTTGCTTCCTGAATACTCAGCCCTGTTGGAACCGCTGCCCAAATAAATACACTTCCGTATAGCTGCCTGTAAGTATCCAGTTGAATTAAAAATTCAGTCCACGATTGTATAGGGTTAGGGTTTTTAAGTAATTTCTGAAGTGATGTATATTTATCGCTTGTGTCGTTATCCTTTTTATCTGTTATCCACCATTTTGCATTTACCATTGCCTGAGCATTACGACCTATAATCGTGCTTAATGGATTACACTCGTTATAAGCTTGCTCTATCCCATCACAATGATTAAGATCAATGCAAAAGCCGGAAGAACACCCCAAACCTGTAAACGCAAAGAAGTCTAAATGTTTCAGCGTATCATACATTGGGATGTCTCCACACATTGAAGCCAGATTCCAAACATTCTTAATATTTTTAAATATACTCATATCTATTTACATGATATACACAAAAATAGATATACTAATTTATAATGATTCTAAATAACAAAGATTCGTGAAGTCAAAATAATAAGTTAATTATATTCGGGGAGAGATTAGTTTGTTTAATGCAATATAGCGCGCTGCATCGATGGAGTGATTAAATTTATCTATTGGCTTGTTCAAGAATTTTCCGTTATCATCTTGCTGCCATTTATAATTGCGCAGTTCTTTTATAGTATTTAGGCTTTTCTTTGTAACATTTATTTTATATCTATTGAGAGTGCTGATTCCGATAGAAACACTATCGCTTCCTTTTAAGGCTGCTTCAATAGTAAGACCATAACGTCTTAATTCTGCAATACTTTTAGGCTCCGCGCTATCTGCCACTATCAATATGCCTGATATTTCAGTATCGTTTATGAAATCAAATATATCTTTATTCAACATACCTCTTTTGTAGCATAACTCGTCAATCCAAAGCTCACCGTTTGCAAGCCGCATATCAACAATAGCAGTAGGATCATTGGAGTAGCCAAAGTCTAAACCTATCCAACGCTTTTTATAATTTTCAGGCATGGAATCAATCTGAACCCAATTTTTAATACATAGACCTTCCCTGTTACCAGTAATTCCAAGACCAAATACATTCCACCAATCAGCATCATGCTTATTGGCTTCTATTTCTTCAATCTGCTCCCTTGTTAGAAATTCATTATCCTTATACGTGCTATGAATAAGCTGAAACCCTGATTCGCGGTTAAGAATGTTATCTTCCATCCAGAATTCCTCACAAGGGTTATAATCAAAGAATACAGTTTTGCGTGTACGAACCATTAACTGACGTATTGTCTCATAATTGATGTTGTTACATTCGTTCACGAATAATATGTCTCTTGCCGGGCCTCTGACTTTACCGGATGAATCAGCAGAAAAGAATTCTATTGTAGATAGGTTTATTTTGTATATTTTATCAGTAGCGTTCCAGTTATTATCATCCCAAAGGCTCTCTTCATCCAACATATCTTTAAAATCTCTTATACATCCTCTTTTTAGATGCGGCATTGATTCAGAGACGATAGATATCAATATAGGCTTCTTTGACTTTAGGGCAATCATGTAAAGTAATTGCAGTAACGACCATGTTTTCGAAGAACGTGTACCGCCCTTGTTAGATATGATTCGAGTTCCTTTATTATACTCTATTATATTTTTGTTGAAAACGGAAGTCATTTTCATAACTTTTCTATCTCATCTGCTATTTTAGGATCAATTACGTTTATATTGATCTTCACGTTATTGTTGTCACTTTCCGATCTATCCTTATACCCATGATTATTTTTAAGAAGGAATATGGTAAGAGTGGGATTATTAGCTCCCGTAAGCCCTCTTTTTATCAAATCATCCTGCACTTCCAGCTTTGCCCTTTTTACAGTGTCAAAATATTCTTCATACCCTTCCCGCTTTTCATAGTTCAAAAGCGTCTGTCTTTCAATATCCAAAGCAAGACAAAGACCTTCAATTGTGCGAGGCTCTTTGTTTTCCTTGCATTTATCGTAATATGAATCAATGGCAGCCTGCATCTCTTGTTTATTCTTAAATTTTTTAGGCTTCCCCGGATTCCCTTCTGCGTATTTATTTCCTTTCTCTGCTGCCATATCATATATTTTTATTGATCCTGTATTTATAGTTTACTCCAATAGTAGGAATCTGTTCTATCAACCCTATATTAATGAATGTTTTCAGTGTATTGTATATGGTTGCAAGAGAAATATCCACATCCGAATAAGTGATATTCAGATAAATATCCAAAGCGGTAAAGTCCTCACATTCTTTATAAATGTTTTCTAATATTAAATAGCGTTCAGGGGTATTCCTTAAACCATGCTTATATAATATACTTTTCAGTTCATCTTTTTCAACTATTTCCTCCATAATAAACTAATTTACAACAACAAATATACTAATATTATTTAGAATACTTTCTAAATAGTGTGTAAATTTTCTTCTCCTTCACCCCATCTCTTCACATAGGTAAAATAAAAAAGGATGCCTTGTTAGGGCATCCCTATTAATTCTATTTCCAATTCTTTACCTGTTAAAGAGAAAAAGAGGGTTTGCAGTTGGTGAAGGTATTTGAGTTG